GCTTCACTCTTGGTTTTGCACCTCCTTTGTGGTATATTGTTGATAGATGTATGTGCACGCTGGGCTTTTTCCCCTTGTGCTTCTTACACATCAAATATACATCAATAAACTTCGTTTGTAAATAGCATTTTTGCATTTTATTGAAATTTTTTTGGAGAAATATGTTTTACGAACGTCTTAAAGAAATATGCGCCAGCAAAGGTGTAAAAATAACAGTTCTCATTGATGATCTAGGTATGAGCTCTGGTAATCTTTCAAGCTGGAAAAAAGGAAATACACCTAGAGCATCTACAATAGACAAAATCGCCGACTATCTTGGCGTATCCTCTGATTATCTTCTGGGACGCAGTGATGATCCTCTGCCGCCGGTCGATATGAAAGATATGACCATCGTCAAGGATTCGTATGTCGGCCCGCTTGATCCGGCTGAAAAAGAATGGCTGGAATCCGTGCTTGCTGCTTACAGGGAAAAGATCAAGCAGGATGGTGAAAAAAAATAATACCGCTTAGGCGGTATCAATATGGCTCGGTTTGGGGAAATTTGTTGAATTAGCTAGGTCATCATGTATAACGCATGGCAAAGTATATCGTTTCATTTGTCCTGTGTGTGGTGGTATCGTTTCAACTAGATATTCTGGGATAGAAAATCCATATTTTTGCGTTTGTTGCCTAGAATGTAAAACGGGGATAAAATCGCCTCAATAATAATTTAGATGGTATTTGTTAATGAAAAAGGTAAATCTTGTGCATGAAACTTTGGAGGCATGCCCAGAAATGAAGTCCAGTTTTAATTTCTGTGGGGTAGTCCCATGTGGCGGAAACAGATTTTATTTGGATGGCATAAATCTAGAACGATATAGACAACAGTTTCCAACGATTGTTTCTCTTGTGAACGAAGCCATAAAATTAGATGTCGGATTCCCGAAAACAAATTGTAATGTTAATAACACTGTTTTATCCACAAGCGACGGTTCTCTTTACTCACATATTGGGATATTGCCATTGACTAAAACAAGGAAGGTTCCTAAATTCCCTGTTGACATTTTCTTTATATTAAACCGCAATACATACGGAATAAATGATTTTTTTGGTAATCTCGGAATGTTCCCAAACGGTACTATTGGGAAAGCTCGTCTTACAAGATGGAAAAACTTGCAATGTTATACGATAAATGCATCTATGCAAGCTGGAAAGTTATCCATTCAGCGAATTGACTTGTCGCAAGATCTCGGAAACTTGAAAACAAATCTATATGTCAGGAAAAAATAATAACCACAAGGAATCGTATGTCGGCCCGCTTGATCCGGCTGAAAAAGAATGGCTGGAATCTGTGCTTGCTGCTTACAGGGAAAAGATCAAGCAGGACGGTAAATAAAGAATAATACCGCTTAGGCGGTATCAATATGGCCTGGTCTGGGGGAAAGCTGGGTACAAATTCATGCAGGAGGATTTGTTTAGTTATGGTTTGTCCAAATTGTAAGACAGAATATGATGGCAATTTTTGTCCAAATTGTGGAACAAAAGCAGATGGCACAAAAATGCAAGAAGATATTATTCGTTGTCCTCAATGCGGCTCCACTCAATTATCAGTTGGTAAGCGTGGATTTAAGGCTGGACGGGCAATAGGCTGGGGATTGATGACAGGTGGAATTGGTCTGATTGCAGGAGCAGTGGGCCAAAATAAGACAAAAATAACTTGTCTAAAATGCGGACATAGCTGGACAGTTGGAAAGTAAAAGTTGTAAAAAGAAAAGGCCCCTTTTCAGGGGCTTTTTCTTTTTACCATTTATTTTATTGCATATAGCTATAAAATTACATATAATATAAATAGAAAGGATGATGATTATGGTAAACATCAATATTCGTATGGAAGATTCCCTCAAACAGCAGTTTGAATCTTGCTGCAATGAGCTCGGATTGAATATGACGGCAGCTTTTAATGTGTTTGCCAGGGCCGTTGTGCGGGAGCAGGGCATTCCGTTTGATTTGAAGCTCGAAACTCCAAACAAAGAGACTCTGGACGCCATGGAAGAGGTTCGTCAAATGAAACAGGACACCTCCATCGGAAAAACCTATGCCAATGCAGATGAAATGATGGAGGATCTTCTAAGCTGATGTATCGGATACGCCCTACGACAAAATTTCAAAAAGATGTGAAACGATTGAAGAAGAGGGGCTATGATCTTTCCTCCCTTACAAAGGTGATCCAAATCCTTGCGGATGGAAAAAGCTTGCCGCCCCAAAACAGAGACCATGCCCTCAGCGGCAACTATGCCGGTTTTAGAGAATGCCATATTGCGCCGGACTGGCTGCTGATTTATGAAATATCAGAGGATACGCTGTTTTTGTATCTTACGCGTACAGGAAGCCATAGCGATCTATTCTGAATCAAGGCCCCTTTTCAGGGGCTTTTTCTTTTGATAAAAATTGTTCCAAAAAGCCCCCTTGCATTTCTTAAAATCTCTGCTATACTGGAATCACAAACAAGAACATATGTTCGTATTTCTGTAGAGGGAATCAAAATGAAAGAGAAAGTATACTACGCTGCCCGCATCAATCTATCGGGCCGCGCTGATTTAGTATTGTTTGGTGCGAACATTTGTATCGAAAAAAGACTGACAGACAAACAGGCAAAGCATGCCATACAAAAGGCTATTGCCCATCAGCTATTGCAGGGGGCTGATGGGAAAACGCTCAATTTCCGTTATATACCAAAGAAAAAAGATTCCTTTACAATCTTCGTGGAGGTGATACCGGATGGGAACTAAGAAACGCGGAAATGGCCAAGGTTCTGTTTATAAACTGGCGAATGGGAAATGGTGCGCTGAGCGAACAATCGGCTATGACGCTACCGGGCTGAGAAAAACGAAAAAGAAAAGCGGCTTTCATACAAAAAAAGAGGCACTTGCCTTTTTGCAATCTGAAAAAGAGGGGAAAAACTATGAACGAATTACTGTAGAGCAAGTATATCAAATGATCTTGCCGGAACTCCAAATGCTTTCCAAATCAAAGCAGATTGCATATCATATCGCTTACCGCAGGATTTTCCCCTTAAAATATCGTGTGATTTCGGAAATTCGTCTACCGGAAATGCAGCGGCTTTTGGATGATGTTCCCGGTTCATTCTATCCGAAGAGGGATGTAAAAGCACTATTAAGAAAAATTTTTCGATACGCTGTAATCAATGGATGGTGTGAAAAAGACTATACACAATACTTGAGGCTCCCTCCTTGCCAAGAGCCGAAAAAGCAAAGCTATACGGAAGATGATCTTGCAAGAATATGGGATGGGTACAACCATGCAAAGGCAGGAAGCATATCAAGGCTTATTCTGGCCAGTGCTCTTATCATGGTCTATACAGGCATGAGAACAGGTGAGATGTTAAGCGCAAAGAAAGGAGATGTTCATTTCAAAGAACATTATTTAACCTGTGGCATCAAAACCACAACCGGGAAAAACAGGCTGATCCCGATCTGTAAAAAGATCGAGCCTGTTCTGCGAGAAATCTACATGGCCGCCCGTGATACACTCATTCCCTACGGACACAATCTTTTCTATGAAAAATACAAGGAGGTTATGGCTGAGCTTCACGTATCGCCCTTGCCCCCCGGGTGCTGTCGGCATACCTTTAATACACGCCTTGCCAAAAAAGGCGTACAGCCGTCGGTCATACAAAAAGCTGCAGGGCACAAGGACTACAAGACAACCATCGGATATACGCATATGGACATTCGGGACGTTTTGGATGCTGTGAATAAATTATGATCTTCCTATTTCACTCCTACTTCACTTTGAGGGTTAAAAAATGCCGATATATAGGCAAAAAGTACTCCCCTGCTAAGGGAGTAGGTCGGGTGTACCGGCGCGAGGGTTCGAATCCCTCCTTCTCCGCCAAAAAGCCTGAAAACGCTGAGTTTTCGGGCTTTTTTGATGCTCTGAATCTTTTGCTTTCACCCTCGTTCCAAAAAGAAAGTGGAGAAAAGTTGGATAAAATGGCGTGCTATTTCACTCGCTACTTCACTCGTCCTTTTTTGCTACTTCACTCCTATTTCACTTTTTGGGGGCTTCCTTTCTATCAACATCCATCAAATCCCAAGGCATAAGCTCCCGCTTTTCCTCTATCACTTTGTTTGTAACTTCTTGTTTATAAGTAATTTGTTGTAATAGTATAATATGTGTGGAAATTGATTGTAATGATTGGTTATATTGGTATAATGTAAAAGAAGATAGGATATTGTAATAAAGGCAAATGAGGTCGGAAATGGTTCCCGACACACTCGCATAGACGAGTACCTGAGATGCTGGATACACCGCCCAGCCATTTGCCTAGTGTAAGGCCCACAGATTTTCTGTGGGTTTTCGCAAACTAAAAAAGGCCGGATTGCTCCGGCCCTTTTAGAATTTCATCAAGGAATTTCCACTTTATGGCCCTTTAGAATATTTCCGTCAGTTATGTTCCGATATGTTCCTTCTCCACGCCCTGATAAATCCCAGGGGGAGCCCTGCCTATGTGTAAGCGATACCAATGCCCCTGCTGATAACTGTCCATACATTTCCAATGTCCTATCGATCGATTTCATCTTCTCTATACCGTCTTTTGAAAAAAGAATCCTGCTCCCGGTCATGGGCTCTGGTATCGTTTCTTGAATATCTTGGGCCTTGGGCCATTCTTTTTCTTCCAATTCTATTGTGTCATGTCCATGTTTCTTGAATTCTCTATAGACTGAATCTATCACCGGCCCATACCGAAATGCATATATATTGTCTTGGAACAGCTGACGTTTTTTATTGCATAAATAGTCTGCATAGCAAAAATAAGTTAATTTTTCAAGCTTTAGGTGCGTACATTTTACCTTGGAAAGAATATAGTTTGCGACATCCATTCCACTCAATTTTTGATCCTGTCGTATCAAATTGCAGAATTCTTCTATCGTATCTATTCTTTCCACGTCTTGAAAAAACAGATCAGAATCCACCACCGACTCCCAACTTTCTGCTTTCGTACTTAGTAAATGTGTAGAAATGGATACATCTGATCCGCATTCTTCCATAATCTGCCTTATACAACTATCTATTGTTTTTTGCTCTATTGCCCCTGGGAAAGATACATCCAAAGCAATGCGCCTGCCAAGAGAGTATGAACTACTCATAATTATAAAGTGCCATATCATTCTAAATTGCCTCCTTTCTTATATGTCTCTTCCCATTTTGTATATTCCTGCTTATAAAAATGATGGTTTTTTTTATTGTTTTCTTCGTCTTCATTGCACCAGATTTGCAACTCCCACGGAAAACATAGGTTATCTTTCATTATGTACACATGCAGCGCTCTGTAACCATTTTTACTGCTATCCTTGCAGCTAAGCTTCCTATGCTTCAAATTCTCGCCTAGGAATTGGTCCAACTCTTGTTTTCCCAACCTTCCCGGCCCAATAAGCCGTACACCAAATAAATCATTCAAACACTTTTTAATCGGAATCTTTCCTTGTTCTTTTCTTGTCTTATAGCGCCTGATCTTATCCTGTATCGAGTTTTCCGCTTTGATTCTTTGGCTTATGCAACATCCTTCGTTTAGTTTCAGGCTTGCCAAGTCCTGTATGATCTCCTGGCTACGCACGTTGAGATAGCGGCTATAATCAATTACATTTCTATAAATTTCTCCGTCTAGTTCAATCTCACTTACCAGTCTTTTTTTTAGATTCACCAGATTTTTACATGTATTCAACCATTCATCGGAAATACTATGATGCCAATCACACATGCATTCTGTGATTTGTCTCAAGCTTTCGTACACGCCTTTTATCCCCCACCGATTCTCATCCTATTCTAGTTATACTCAGATTGTTTTTCTTTGTCAAAGTTTTTAGCAGTATGTTTTATATTAGAATATCGTAGAATTAGGTGCGATGGGGTATAAAAAAAGGCCGGATTGCTCCGGCCCTTTCTTTTGCTATGCCTGTTTCTTCGTCACGTTTCTTACCAGCTCAAAAGCACCTGTCGCAGCAAGACCGCTCGCTAACCCGCCGAGCAGTATATCCGGCGTAAATGCCCAACTGTTCACCCATGTATTTAGCAAGATCCCAAGAATGCCCATAATAAGCGGAATCCATTTGTTTTCCATCGGCAAAAAGTGTTTGATGATATATCCAATCGCCAGGCAAATTGCCATAACAATCAAAACTACATACTGTGACAAAACTTCCATTTTCATCCCTCCTAAAAAAAGAACGTCTTCTTGGCGTTACAGTCCTATCTTTACCGCAAGCAGTCCTAACAGTGCCAGCGTGGCCCAGTTCACGATGATCCCCAATACCTGTTCCCACCGTTTCCTTGGCTGATCCTCTATCGCCGCCGTTCTCTTTTGCAGTTCTTTCAGCTGTTCCAACGTTTGCCGGTTGATCTCTGCCTGCGTCGCTACATGCTCGGCAAAATCCACCGACAAGGCGTCCAGTTCCTTGCCGTGGTTGTTTACACGGG